ATTGATACCTTTCCAGTGCCACACTGTGGGAAATCGAACAGTGAGCTAGGCTCTAGCGAGGGGAGGCGGTCCGATGGCGATCGACACCGCAACCCCCCCGCGCACCGCCCCCCGCACGCACCGCAGATGGCGCACCGCGCGCAGCGACCTCGCACAGGCATACGCGAGCGTCGTCAAGACGGTCGGCGCGGTGCGGCACCACAACTGGAGTCCCGCGCTGACCATCAGCGGACTGGCCACCATCGACGCCGCGTTCTACCAGCACGGATGGTTCGCCGGACTACTCGCCACCGGTGTGAGCGCCCTGGTCTACGACTGGACCCGCGAGAACACCGAATGAGCCTGATCGGGAACCTCGCCAAGGCCGTCGCCAAGAACGCCGCCAGCGGATCCCCGATCTCCTACGCCCGCGCCGGATATACCACCAACAGCCTCATGCAGAGCGGCACCGACCCAGCCGCCTACATGCGCGCCTACGGAGCCTCCGGAACCGTCTTCGCCATCGTCTCCATCCTCGCCCGGCAGACCGCCAAGAAGAACTGGCACCTCTACCGCGAACAGCCCCAAGACGGCCGACGCCGCTACACCACCGCCGACAAAGGCTCCGACCAGCGCACCGAAGTACTCAAACACCAGGCCATGTCCGTGTGGAACAAACCCAACCCGTTCATGACCGGGTTCATGCTGCGGGAACTCTCACAGACCTACCTCGACCTGACCGGCGAGTCCTACCTGATCGTCAAACGCGACGGCCGCGCCACCTTCCCCACCGGGCTGTGGCCCGTACGCCCCGACCGCATGGAGCCCGTCCCGCACGCCGAGAAGTTCCTCGCCGGCTACATCTACACCGGGCCCTCCGGCGAAGCAGTCCCGCTGCAGCCCGACGAAGTCATCATGACGAAGTACCCCAACCCCTACGACATCTACCACGGCCTCGGACCCGTCCAGGCGATCCTCGTGGACATCGACGCGGGCAAGTACTCCGCCCAGTGGAACCGCAACTTCTTCCTCAACAGTGCGACCCCCGGCGGCGTCATCCAGGTCGACAAGCGCCTCTCGGACGAGGAATGGAACGAGTTCACCGACCGGTGGCGCGAATCCCACCGCGGAGTCGGGGCCGCGCACCGGGTCGCCGTCCTGGAGCAGGGCGCGACCTGGGTGTCCAACGCCCACTCGCAGCGGGATATGGACTACATGAACCTGCGCAACGTCTCGCGGGACGTGATCCGCGAGGCGTTCACCATGCACAAGGCGATCCTGGGCACCACCGACGACGTGAACCGCGCGAACTCCATCACCGCGCAGGAACACTTCGAATCGTTCCTGCTCACCGACCGCCTCGACCGGTGGCGCGACGTCCTGAACTGCTTCTACCTGCCCCTGTTCGGCTCGACCGGTGACGGCGTGGAAATGGACCACGACGACGCCGTCACTTCCAACCGCGAAGCCGATGCCCTGGAGCTCAAGGAGAAGGCGACCTCCGCGCAGGCGCTCGTCGACGCCGGGTTCGACCCGCACGACGTCCTGGAGATCGTGGGGCTGCCCGACATGGGCGTCGTGGAGAAGGCCACCCAGGTCCCGGCGCTCCCGCCCGGCTGGGTGCCCGGCACCACCCCGAACGCGGCGCCCGAGCCCGACGCGCCCCCCGCCGTGAAGCCCGCCAACCGCGCCCGCGCGCTGCCCCGCGCCGCCAGCGCGCCCGCGGCGACCCTCGACCTGTCCGAGATGGACGCCCAGCACACCGCCGCCTCCGACCAGCTCGCCGCCGACTACGCCGCCCAGATCACCCCCCAGCAGCGCGAACAGGTCCTCGCCCAGATCCGCCAGCTCGTCGCCGCCGGATCCATCGGCGCCCTCGGCGCCATCACCCTGAACCACGCCGCCGCGAAACTGCTCCTGCTCGGCGCCATGACCAAGTTCGGGACCGCCTCCGCGCAGCAGGCATCCAAAGAGGCCCAGCGCCAGGGCGCCACCGCGCCACCCGTCGCCCCCCAGCAGCCGAACCTGGACGCGGTCGCCGAGGCCACCGCCGGGATGCTTGCCACTGAGCTCGCCCTCACGGCCGGGAGGGAGGCGGCGCGCGCCGCCGGTGGCTCGGCCACGCCAGACCCGGACGCGGTCGCCGAGCATGTCGGTCGGTTCCTCGACGGGCTCTCGGAGGCCGGGCGCCGCTCCCAGCTCGCCGGGGCCCTGGCGGCGGCGCAGAACCAGGCGCGGCACGCCACGTTCACCGCCGGACCGCGCTGCGAGCTGATCGCTTCAGAGATCAACGACCGGGCGACCTGTGCCCCCTGCGAGCTGATCGACGGGCATTCGTTCGGCTACAGCGATAACGCGGACGCCGTCGCCTCCGCGGCGGCCGCCTACCCGACCTCCGGGTACATCGCCTGCGAAGGGCGCGACCGGTGCCGCGGAGCCCTCGCGGCCGACTACACCGCCAGCGGCCCCGTAGATGCCGTGTCCGACCGCATCCCGTGGTGGCTGCACGACCTCAACGAAGCCCCGGCCGACCTGAACGGCCATGCACGCCACGAGACGGGTGCCAGATGAAGACCTATCCGCTGATGTGCCACATCCGCGCCGAGGCCGCCACGACGCGTATCGATGTGTACGACGAGATCGGCGATGGCGGCATGTTCGGCGAGGGCGTGTCCGCGAAGGACTTCGCCGCGCAGCTCGCCAGTGTCAAAGGGCCGCTTGACGTGCATATCAACAGCTACGGGGGATCCGTCAAGGACGGCATTGCGATCACCAGTGCGATCCGGGCGCACAAGGCCCCGAAGCGCACGATCGTGGACGGGATGGCGTGCTCGGCCGCCTCGGTGATCATGCAGGCTGGTGACGAGCGGATCGTGCAGCCGGGCGCCATGGTCATGATCCACGATGCGAGTACCGGGATATACGGCAACGCGACCGAGATGGCGAAGGTCGCGGAGGAGCTCGACAAGTTCTCCGACAACATCGCCAAGGTCTACGCCGACCGCGCGGGCGGCACCCCCGAGCAGTGGCGCGCCGCCATGCGCGATGAGACCTGGTACACGGCAGACGAGGCCCTGGGCGCGGGACTCGCGGACAGGATCGGAGACGGGTCGGCGTCGCTGCCCGGCGAGCTCGACCTGTCCGCGTTCGCGTCCGTCCCGGAACGCGTCATGGCCCGGCTGCGGGAGATGCCCCTGCGCCAGCCGAAAGCCGCCTACCAGCCGCAGCCGTACGAGCGCGAGTCGTGGGAGAACGTGCTGTGCCCCGTGTGCGGCAAGTACAACGACGACGACGCGATCTACTGCGGGCAGTGCGGGATCGAGCTCGCCGGCCGCGACGACGTACAGGGCGCACCGTCCGAACCGGACGACGACGACATGAACGCCAAGCGCACGGGCGGCGTCGTGATGAACGGCCCGGAAGGTTCAACGATCACGGTCGACCTCAGTGGCGCGCTCTACCCGGAGCCCATCCTCGTCACTCTGCGGCAGTCGCTGCGCAACGCTGCGGTGGACGAATCCGACTGGGACGGCCCGCACGCCATGTCGCTCGCGGCGAAGTCCGACGATCCGGCCGCCGCCTATAAGCAGATCTGCGCCGGGCGCCGCGAAGGCGACGCGTCCAAGCAGGAGTCGTGGGCGCTGCCCTACAAGTACCCCGGCAAAGGCCCTAACGCCGACGGGGTGAAAGCCGCCCTAGGACGGCTCACCCAGACCCAGGGCCTGACCAACGAGGCCGAAGCCAAGGCGCTGCTCCAGCGGCTCATGAAGCAGATCAACCCCGACTACGAGCCCTCAGACCACGCCGCACTGCCCGCGTGGCTCGCCCACGACTCTTCCACCGCCGCCCCGGCGTGGATGCAACCCGCCCAGGAGGCGCGATGACCATCACGATCCCGGACTCCCCGGCGGGACTCGCCGACGTCCTTGCCGACAAAGGCAACCTCAAGGAGCTCTGGGACTCTAAGGACACCCTGAGCACGTTCATCGAGGGCTACGCCAACAAGGCCGCCCGCGCCAGCCAGGGCCAGCTGGAGAAGCAGATCGACGAGCAGGTCCAGCTCGCCGTCGCCAAGATGTTCAAGGACTCCGGCTCCGACGCCAAGCCCCCGGTGGACTTCGCCGGGAACAAGGCGCACAACCTGCGCCCCTACATCAAGGATCTGCCGTCAGGGTGGCGCAAGTCCCTGTACAACAAGCGCGCCCCCGGCGTGCACGCCGACGGCGTGTTCGAGGACGCCTCCGAGTTCTTCCGGGCGACCTGGCACCGCGCCGACCGGCTCAAGGACTGGAACGAGCTGCGCCCGAAGCTCGAGCGCCTCCAGGAGATCCGCAACTCCTACGGCTCGGAGGTTCCCGGGGACGGCGGGTTCCTGATCCCGGAGGAGCTGCGCTCCGAGATCCTGCAGGTCGCCCTGGAGACCGCGGTCGTGCGCCCGCACGCCACGATCATCCCGATGTCCTCGCTGCGCGTCCCGATCCCGATGATCGACGACACCTCGCACTCCAGTTCCATCCTGGGCGGCGTCGTCGGGTACTGGACGGAGGAGGCCGCGGGCCTCACGGAGTCGCAGGCCAGCTTCGGCCGCGTCGTGCTGGACGCGAAAAAGCTCACCGCGTACGCCGAGGTCCCCAACGAGCTGCTCATGGACGCCCCGGCGTTCGAGGGGTTTTTCTCCGGCACGTTCCCGAAGGCGATCTCCTGGTTCGAGGACGTCGCGTTCCTGGTCGGCACCGGCGTCGGCGAGCCGCAGGGCTTCATCAACTCGCAGGTCGCGGTCACCCAGGCGGTAGAGACCGGCCAGAACGCCGGCAACGGGGCCACGATCGTGTGGGAGAACATCGTCAAGATGTACTCCAGGATGCTCCCCACCTCCCTGGGTCGCGCCGTGTGGATCGTCTCGCCGGACACGTTCCCGCAGCTGGCGACCATGGCCCTTTCTGTGGGTACCGGCGGCGGACCGGTGTGGATCGGGAACTTCGCCGGCGGCCAGGGGGGCTCTTCGGCGCCCCCGGCGACGATCCTCGGGCGCCCCGTGATGATCTCCGAGAAGGTCGGGCCGCTCGGCACCACCGGCGACATCACGTTCGCCGACCTCTCGTACTACCTGATCGGTGACCGCATGGAGATGCAGGTCAGCGCCTCGGAGCACTACAAGTTCGCGAACGACAAGACGGCTTATAGAGTGATTGAGCGCGTTGATGGTAGGCCCTGGTTGCAGTCGCCGTTGACCCCCAGGAACGGCGGTCCCACGCTCAGCCCGGTCGTCCAGCTCGGCACCCGCAGCTGATCCCCGCCCCGGGCTTACAACCTGGCGCGGGTCGCGTCCCCTGCGGCAGTGACGCCCCGCAGCAGTATCGAAGTCAGGAGTTCTCATGGCAGGAATGGAAGGCTTGGGACGCGTCGTAGACGTCATCCCGATCGCGGCCGGGCAGGGATTCAAGTTCCGCGGATCGTCGGCGGTGCTGTTCGTGTGCACCGCTGCGGACACATTCACCCTCACGGCGGCGTCCACGTTCGCCGGGTCGTACACCAGCCCCGGCAATGTGATCAACCACTACTACCAGCGGGCGGCCACCAACGGCACCGTCGCCTGGACGAGGGTTGCGCAGACCGCCGCGAATACGGTCGTGCAGGCTAGCGCATACACCACGGCGTTCGAGGTCCTCACCTCGATGATCGCGGACCCGCAGGCGTACCTGAAGGTCTCCGTCGGCGCGTCCGGGCTCGTGATCGCGATCCTGCACGACCTGACCGTGCAGCGTAAGCCGGCCAACCTCGAGATCCTGAGCGCCTGATATGGCCACTATTCTGCAGGGTTCGCAGCTGCGGCAGGTCGAGCTGGGGTTCCAGGTCCTGAAGGCGGCGCAGACGCTGCCGCAGACCGCGACGCTGACGCTGTTCACGGTGACGGGCGGCCGGGTGGCGGTCACGTCGCTGGTCGGCACCGTCTCGACGGTGATCGGTGCGGGCGCGGTCACGATGTCCCTCGGCCTGGCGCCGACGGTGGGCACCGCGAACACGGCCGGGATCGCGGGATTGACCGCATCGCTGGCGGCGAAGGAGGCCGGAACCAACTTCTGGCTCCCTCCGATCGCCGGTGGCACCCTTCTGGTCGGGGCGAACGCGGGCGCGGCCGCGCAGTTGACGGCGAACGTCTATGTGGCCACTACGGGCACGATCACGTGGACGACTGCGGCGGCGTCCACGACGGGCGCTGTGAGCTGGGCCCTGACGTACATCCCGATCGACACGGGGGCAGCGGTTTCGTGATGGTGGCGGAGGTCTGCGGGTGCGGTGTCCGGTTCGCGATCGGGCTCATGCGATGCCCGCGCTGCCAGGTGCTCGCCCCGCGGTTCTCCGGGATCGTGAAGGAGGATGTCATGCCGAGGATCACTGTTGCTGGTGGCGCGTCGAACCCGGACGCGGAGCCGGGCGATGCCGGCTACACGGCGCCGGTCCAGGAAGCGCCCGCGGTGGTGTTCGAGGGCGAGCACGGCCCCGAGCTGC